TGGAGACATGGCATCTACAAACATTGACACACCATATCAGTTAGTTTTGGACCCAGAGTTTAAAGGAGTAATAAGTAACAAACCTTTTGTCAAACAAAGAGATACAGCACAAGTTGTGATCAACGCTCATGATCCTAACCCACCAAAGCACCCTGGAAACACACCAACCCGACTTGAATTAGCAACAATTGGATTCACGACCATCACCCCAACTGTGTTGGAACCTACAAAAGAAATGGAATACCTTGCAATTCGCAACAGAGTTGTTCGAGAAGTTTCATTACCCACCCCTGAATCAAAAGAAAGATTATTTAGCGTTTTAGATAGGGCAGCTTTTCACCACTTAACTGACGTGGTGATTCCTTACAATTCGCAAACTTATAATGAATGGAATCGGCGCTTCCCTGGAGCAATCCAAAAGAAACACAACGAAGCACGATCCCTTTTAACTGACCACACTCGATCAAACAAATTTCACTCAATTTCAAAAGCCTTCATTAAAATGGAGAAAGTGTCATTCTCTTCCACACCTGACGGTGTCGAAGATGCTACCCCTCGACTCATACAAGGGCAGCCCGTCCATCAGAACGTAGTTCTTGGACCGTGGATGTACAAATTTTCACAGCATATGAAGGGCATTTGGGACGGAAAGAAGACTAATGTGTACTTCACTTCCGGCCAAACCGCTGATGAAATTGGGGCCTGGTTCACAAACTGCTGTGAGCGTTACCGCTCGCCTGCATTTGTAATGATAGACTACGTAAAGTATGACAGCACTATCAATGAAGCAACCAGAGAGTTCACAGATGAAATTTGTAAAAGATGTGGGATCACCCAGCACCCACCAGTTCTAGATGCGCTCAAAACTGACGCAATTCAAGAAGGGTACACACGGCATGGTGTGTATTATAAGACCAATGATGGTACTGGCTCTGGACGAGCCAATACCACTTGCAAGAACAGCAAAGTTAACGCTGCTATTGCTCTTGGCGCCCTGCTTGATGACACTCAGTTTGACACTGCTGTCAATGGAGATGATAATCTCATAGTCGGAGAGGAATCATACCTCCGAGCTAATTGGCAGTCCATCGTAGAGTTTGCTCGTGAGCTCGGTTTTGAACCAAAAGCGCGTTTTACCACTTACGTACATGAAGTTGACTTTTGTAGCAAGATTCCTTACCCTGCTATTTGTCCTTCAACTGGTAGAGCCGTTTGTGTTTTTGGTCCAAAACTAGGCAAACTTCTCCACAAAATTGGTTGGAATCTCAACAAAGCTGGTGTTAAAAGTCAAGCACAGACCATGAGAGAACTCATGAAATCTTGTCGCCACATACCATTCATTTACGATTTTGCCCAAGCTGTTAACTCGAGGCTACTGAACCGCGAATTCAAATATGTCCAAGATCCCAATTACTGGGACACTAATAGGTCATACTCTATAAATCCTATTGTATTCCCATGGATTCTGACCCCAAGATATGGTCTAACCCGTGAGGATCTTGATGAATTCGTACAACTGTTAGAAACGGTTCCGAACCCCCTTGAGCATCCTGTCGTCATACAGTACCCTAAGATCAATTACTGGTGTGAAACTGACGACTCGATGTAGTCAGTTTTATCC